CACTGCATCTGGAAAAAGCAGTCTCTGGTGCTGGGCCGTAGCCCTTACCAGTGGCAGCACGAGCCGGTGCTCTTTGGCTGGAAGAAAAAAGGAAAGCATCAGTGGTACACGGGCCGCAAAGAATCTACCATCTGGGAATTTGATAAGCCCAAGAAGAATGGCGATCATCCGACGATGAAGCCTATTCCTCTTCTGGCCTATCCAATCAGCAATTCCAGTATGGTCAATTCCATCGTCCTGGACCCCTTCGGTGGTTCCGGCAGCACCCTGATCGCCTGTGAACAGACGGATCGCATCTGCTGCACCATTGAGCTGGATGAGAAGTTCTGCGATGTCATTGTCAAACGGTACATCGAGCAGGTCGGTTCCTCTGATGGCGTGACTGTGCTTCGAGATGGGAAGCAGCTCTCCTATCAGGACGTTGCTCCAGAAGAAGGGGCTACTGACTAATACACAAATTGTTACAGGTATTTCCGGCACAGATTTGTCAGTAATATACCTCCGGTATCGCTTGCTATTATGTGCGTTCAGAGTGATATATGTACTACCAAAACAAAAGGAGGATTTCACATGAAATGCACATTTGATACCACAAACAGAAAAGACCTGGTAAATGCCATCGCAGCCATCAGCGGCCTGGAAAAGAAATACCTCGGAGTTCCGAAATGTGACTACCAGGTAGGCCCCTTCATTATCAGCAAGGATTGCCTTCTGACCGGCGACGACAACAGAGGCACCCTGCTTGAGAAAATTCTGGATGACCTGGCAGAAAACTACGGATTCCACGGACAGATCGATTACGATTTTGATGTTGAGGAAGAGCCTGCCGAGGAGCCGGCGCAGGAAAATGAAGAAACCGGCCTCACCATTACCCTTCCGCTGGATGCGGTAAAAGTCGGAAACCTGACCAACCTTCTGGAGGCAAAAGGCAGCCTCATCAAGCACGCCCTGCACATCGAGGACCTGCGCTTCGAACTGCACGAGGACACCATTTCCTTCCCTTGGTTTTCAACCTTGCCGGAACCGGATGAAATCCACGCCTACACAGCCTTCCTTGCAGCCATTGCCAAAATGAGCAAGGAACAGAAACGAATCAGCAGCACCGAGAAGGCCGTAGACAATGAGAAATACGCCTTCCGCTGCTTCCTTCTCCGCCTCGGATTCATTGGAAACGAGTACAAAGCGGATCGCAAGATTCTCCTTCGGAACCTTCCTGGCAACAGCGCATTCAAAGGAGGTGAAGGCCATGCGATTACCGAGTAAGGCCACCATCGACCATCTGCGCCAGTCCTTTCCGGCTGGCACCCGGGTGGAACTGGTAAGCATGGATGACGCCCAGGCCCCACCTGTGGGCACACGCGGCACCGTCCTTGGCGTTGACGACGTGGGAAGCATCATGGTTGCCTGGGATAATGGCTCTGGCCTGAACGTTGTATACGGCGAGGATGTGTGTAAAAAGATCTAATATGCACAGTATAATCCCTGGATGATTGTCTACTATATGTTGTGTAATTCACTTGCTATTATGTGCTTTTAGATGCATATATAGTACTGCCAAAAGGAAAACACACAAAACAAGGAGGACAACCACATGAGAAACCTTACCGCAGACTACGAAAGAATCGAAGCCATCAAAAAAGCCTACCAGGAAGCGGAAAGCCAGGAGGCCAAAGAGACCGCAAGAGCCGACATGCAGGCGATCAACGACGAGATTAACGCCGAGCGCAAAGAATACGGCCGCATCCTTCGCTTCTACCAGGACAGCAAAGAAAAAGAAAACGAGCGCCTGGACATTTCCGATAACATTTGGGATCGCGAGGTAGAGGGCCTCATCGAAACCATGCGAGATGCCGACATCAAGGAATTCACCTACTCCTCCACCTGGACAAGCGCGGTGGAAACGGCATGGCTTTTCCTGCAAAGCGGATGCAGCCTGAAGGGCATGGTCGAGGTCAACGGAAACCGGGAATGGATGAGCGAGAAGGCAACCTTCGAAAAGAAGCACGCTTACCTTTTCACCATCGACTAAGCTCCCGGGAAGAAGCTCCACAAAGGGGCTTTTTCTCGTAGAATCCTACACAATTTTCTCCGGAAACTTTGTCACATATATACCTCAGAAATGACTGGATATATCTGTGCTTTAGAGTGATATATAGACTACCGAAAGGGAAAACAAAGACAAACGGAGGAAATCACCATGACAAACGCAATCGAGATTAGAAAGCACTTAAACCTGCAGAACTACAACACAGAGATCACCCGAGCAGAATTCGAAGAGAAATTCGTAAAAACCAAGGAAAAGATCACCTTCGGCGGCTGGGATGGAAAGAGCTACGACGGAGAAAGCCGAAACGCATACGTTTACCGCACCACCCTTCCAGGCTTCGAAGAGGTTAGGCTCATCAAGGTCGGAAAGCACCTTTGCAGCATCGACGAAGATCGCCAGATGATTGAGAAGGCAACCGGAAAGAGCCATCCAACCACCAACTGGATTGTAGAGGTGGCAAGAGCCTAAGCGCTCCGGGAGACGGGCCATACGGCCTGTTTTCTCGTTACACACCCGCCTAATATACACAAGTTTCTCCCGCAATCTTTGTCACATATATAGGTCAGAAATGACTGGATATATCTGTGGTTTAGAGCGAATATGTACCTACCGAAAGGGAAAACAAAGAAAACGGAGGACAACACAATGGCAAACGGATGGATTGAAGGAAGCATTAAGATTCCCGCACAGGATGGCGACTACAAGATTTTACATTACTGGGTGAAAGCCTACGAGGAACCAAGCGAAGACTACGGCATTAACGGCGGCAAGATCAGCAAGCTTTGCATCAAGATGGATGGCACCTGGGTAGTCAACTATGACAGAGGCTGGGACATCCGCCCCACCTGCAAGGAAGCAGAAATCGCCCTGAGCATTCTCTTAAACGATCATAACTAAACACTCCTGAAGATTCAGGCAGGACGGTCCCGGACGGGGCTGTTCCTCGTTACACGAAGAAGTCGCATCGATGAGATGGCGGCTATTTTTTATGCTTTGAAAGGAGGCGCGGCCCATGCGCAAATTAAAGAAATACGTCCCCACCAAGTTTATGGCTGCGGACTCCCACTACGATAAAGCGGCTGCCGATTATGCAGTCAACTTCATCGAATGCCTCTGCCATACCAAGGGCACCTGGGCAGGTAAGCCCTTTGAACTCATTGACTGGCAGGAGCAGATCATCCGAGATGTGTTTGGTGTCCTAAAGCCAAACGGATACCGACAATTCAACTCCGCCTATGTGGAGATCCCGAAGAAGCAAGGAAAATCGGAGCTTGCTGCAGCCGTGGCCCTGCTTCTTACTTGCGGAGACGGTGAGGAACGCGCCGAGGTCTACGGATGTGCGGCGGATCGAAACCAGGCCAAGATTGTCTTTGATGTGGCGGTCGATATGGTTCGGCTCTGTCCGCCTCTGGCCAAGCGAGTGAAAATTCGCGAGTCCGAAAAATCCATGACCTATCTTCCCACCAACAGTGTCTATAAGGTGCTCTCCGCCGATGTTGCCAACAAGCATGGCTTCAATACCAGCGGCGTGGTATTTGATGAGCTGCACACCCAGCCCAACCGGAAGCTCTTTGATGTAATGACCAAAGGATCAGGTGATGCCAGGGCACAGCCGCTGTTCTTCCTAATTACTACAGCCGGTACGGACACCAACAGCATCTGCTATGAAACTCATCAGAAAGCTCTGGATATTATTGATGGCCGGAAAAATGACCCGACTTTCTATCCGGTCATTTATGGAGCCGGTGAGGATGAGGATTGGACAGACCCAAAGGTCTGGAAGAAAGCCAATCCCTCACTTGGAATTACGGTCGCCATCGATAAAGTACAGGCGGCCTGTGAGTCTGCAAAACAAAATCCTGGTGAAGAGAATAGCTTCCGGCAGCTGCGACTTAATCAATGGGTGAAACAAGCAGTGCGCTGGATGCCCATGGACCGATGGGATAAATGCTCCCTGGCAGTCTCCGAGGATGACCTGGAAGGCCGGGTTTGCTACGGCGGCCTGGACCTCTCTTCCACTACGGATATTACGGCATTCGTGCTGGTGTTCCCGCCACTGGATGAGGAAGATTCTTATGTCATTCTCCCGTACTTCTGGATACCGGAAGAAAACGTAGATCTCCGTGTCCGACGTGATCATGTTCCCTATGACCTATGGGAGCGCCAAGGCACTCTGCAAACCACAGAAGGAAACGTAGTCCATTACGGGTATATTGAAAAATTCATTGAGCAGCTTGGTGAGCGCTTCAATATTCGAGAAATCGCCTATGACCGCTGGGGTGCTGTTCAGATGGTGCAGAACTTAGAGGGTATGGGCTTTACCGTGGTTCCCTTTGGCCAGGGCTTTAAGGATATGTCTCCGCCTACCAAGGAGCTGATGAAGCTGGTCCTGGAAGAAAAAATCGCCCATGGCGGGCACCCGGTCCTCCGCTGGATGATGGATAACATCTTCATTCGAACGGACCCGGCCGGCAATATCAAACCAGACAAACAGAAATCCACAGAGAAAATCGACGGTGCCGTGGCGACCATCATGGCTCTGGACCGTGCAATCCGCTGTGGCAACGATAACCGCTCCAGTGTTTACGATGATCGTGGCATTTTTTTCATATAAAATATGGAGCCTCTGTTTATGACAGAAGCTCCAGTGTGTTTATTCTTGCGAATTTATCATGCCCCTTATATCGCGACCGCCGTATATGACACGGGCTACTGAAACAGAATCCTCTTCTACCAGGTAGAACACAATAAAGTTGTCTACTGGCAACTGATGCATTCCCATGGAGTGCCATGGTTCCCAATCAACCAATGCATATCTTCCTGGCATAAAATCCAGGGAACGGATTTGTTTACGGATGCGCGAAATCTGTCCGGAGGCAGTCTCCGGAACCATCAACTCATTTGCAATATAGGAGTAGATCTCTCTTAGGTCATCCAATGCATCCTTGGAATACTGTATGGAATATTGATCTGTCATATACCAAACTCCTTAGCAAGGACGTCATCAACTTCGTCTGCGGAATAGACCTTTCCTGCTTTGATCGAATCAACGCCCTTCTGGAGTTCTGCATCGAGTTGCTCTCTGGTCATGGCACCAATGGCAGCAGGTTTTGCAGTAGGAAGATGCAAATCAAAAGGAAGACCTTTGGTCAGAACGATTTGACTGTAAAGCATTTGAATTGCACTGGACGGAGTGATTCCTAACTGGGCAAGGATGCCTTCGGCATTATCCTTTAATTGTGTATCGATTCTTGCATAAACAGCGGATGTGTTTGCCATAGTATCGCCTCCTACTCGTTTTTGTTTTATTATACATCTATTTGCTTGCATTTGCAAGCATTTGCTTAAACTATATTTTTAATGCCCTTGCAGGCAGAAAGGATATCATATGGGATTTTTATCAGGATTATTTCATTCACGCGACAAGCCCGTCAACCGAACCGCTGGCAGCGCGTATAGCTTCTTCATGGGTGGTAGCACATCCGCCAAGCATGTCAATGAACGTTCTGCCATGCAGATGACTGCAGTATATGCTTGCGTCAGAATTCTTTCGGAGGCGATCGCAAGTCTACCCCTCACCATTTACAAATACAACGACGAAGGCGGTAAAGAGAAGGCTTTAGACCATCCTCTTTATCGCCTTTTGCATGACGAGCCAAACCCGGAAATGACATCCTTTGCCTTCCGTGAAACAGCAATGTCCCATCTTCTCCTATGGGGAAATAGCTATTCCTAGATCATACGAAATGGCAAAGGAGAAGTCATCGCTCTGTATCCACTCATGCCAGACCGCATGCAGGTGGACCGTGATGAAAAGGGACACCTCTATTACCGCTACACCAAAACCAATGATGATGCGCCAACGATCGAATCCGGATCAGTGATTCTCGACCCTTCGGATGTGCTGCATATTCCAGGGCTTGGTTTTGACGGCTTGGTAGGGTACTCTCCCATCGCTATGGCCAAGAACGCCATTGGACTTTCCATTGCTGCTGAAGAATACGGCTCCAAATTCTATGCCAACGGTGCTGCTCCCTCCGGTGTCTTAGAGCACCCAGGAACCTTAAAGGACCCGGCCAAGGTACGTGATTCCTGGAATGCCGCTTTCGGCGGAAGCTCCAACAGTCATAAGGTTGCTGTCTTAGAGGAAGGCCTCAAATATACACCAATCAGCATCAGTCCGAATGAAGCACAGTTCCTGGAAACAAGGAAGTTCCAGATTGATGAGATTGCCAGGATCTTCCGTGTTCCACCCCACATGGTGGGCGATTTGGAAAAGTCAAGTTTTTCAAACATTGAACAGCAGTCCCTAGAATTTGTGAAATATACGCTTGATCCCTGGGTCATCCGCTGGGAGCAGGGATTATACCGGGCACTCCTTTCTGAAGAGGAAAAGAAAACCTACTTTTTCAAATTCAATGTAGAAGGACTGCTCCGAGGCGACTATGCCAGCCGCATGAACGGCTACGCTACTGCTCGTCAGAATGGCTGGATGTCAGCCAATGACATCCGTGAATTAGAGGATCTGGATCGTATCCCGGCAGAGCTTGGTGGCGATCTATATCTGGTAAATGGCAATATGCTGCCCCTTGTCCAAGCAGGTGCAGCTTATGCAAATACAAATCTAAAAGAAATGGAGGAAGAGAAATCCGATGAAGAATCAGAAGTTCTGGAATTGGAAAAATCAAACCGAACCAGAGTCGGAACGAGTCCTTGAGCTCTATGGAACCATCGCAGAAACCTCCTGGTTTGATGACGATGTCACACCGCAAATGTTCCATGATGAGCTCTTCGCCGGCACCGGTCCTGTTACGATTTGGCTCAATTCCCCTGGCGGTGACTGCATTGCAGCAAGCCAAATTTATTCTATGCTGATGGATTACACGGGCGATGTGACCGTCAAGATTGATGGAATCGCAGCAAGTGCTGCATCGGTCATTGCAATGGCCGGCACCAAAGTTATGATGGCGCTAACTGCACTTATGATGATCCACAACCCGATGACCGCAGCCTATGGAAACCACACCGATATGGAAAAGGCCATCGAAATGCTGGATGAGGTAAAGGAAAGCATCATCAATGCATATGAGATCCGTACCGGACTCTCCCGCGCACGCCTCTCCCATCTCATGGATTCCGAAACCTGGATGAATGCAAATAAAGCCATTGAACTCGGCTTTGCAGATGAGGTGCTCTCCGATGAGAAGAAAAATGTGGCAGATATTCCAGCCTACGCCTTTTCCGGTAGAGAAACCGAAACCATCCTATTAAACAAGCTGGAGAAGCGTTATCGTCCGGCGCCTGTAACTCCGGAGCCCCCTGTTCCTGCAGGAACTCCGATCGATATTCTCGAAAAACGTCTCAATTTGATCAAACCTTAAGGAGGAAATGAATCATGAATAGAATTAATGAATTACGTGCACAGCGTGCAAAGACCTGGGAGCAGACCAAGGCATTCCTTGACTCTCACAGAAATGACAAGGGCATCCTCTCTGCTGAAGATACCCAGACCTATGAAAGAATGGAACAGGAAATCGTAGATCTTGGCCATGAAATCGCAAGACAGGAACGTCTGGATGCGATGGAGCGTGAAATGGCAGCTCCCCTTTCCACGCCGATTACTGCAAAGCCTGAAAACACCAGACGTGAAGAAAAGGTCGGCCGTGCCTCCGATTCTTACAAACAGGCATTCTGGGCACAGGTCCGTGCAAAGGATGGTGTTTCCTATGAAATCCGTAATGCACTCTCTGAGGGGGTCGATACCGAAGGGGGCTATCTTGTGCCGGATGAATTCGAGCATACGCTGATCCAGTCTCTGGAGGAGGAAGGCGTTATCCGCCCGAATGCCCATGTCTTCACTACTTCCAATGGCATCCATAAGATTCCGGTTGTTGCTACCAAGGGCGTGGCCAACTGGATCGATGAGAACGGTGCATATGGCGAGAGCGACGATGTCTTTGGCCAGGAGCAGATCGATGCCCACAAGGTAGGAACCATCATCAAGGTTTCCGAGGAGCTCCTGAATGATTCCGCGTTTAGTCTTGAGCAGTATTTCACTGCAGAGTTTGCAAGACGCATCGGCGCCAAGGAAGAAGAGGCCTTCTTGGTTGGCGATGGCAATAAGAAGCCGACAGGTATCTTAAATGCAACTGGAGGAGCTGATGTCGGTGTGACCGCTGCTTCTGCTACTGCGATTACCGCAGATGAGCTGATCGATCTTTACTACAGCCTGAAAGCACCGTATCGTAAGAATGCCATCTGGGTTCTCAACGATGCAACGGTCCGCAATATTCGTAAGCTCAAGGATTCCAATGGCCAGTACCTGTGGCAGCCGGGCCTTAGAGAAGGTGAAGTAGATACCCTTCTTGGCAAGAAGATCCTGACTTCTGCTTATGCACCGACTCCCGCTGCAGGTGCAAAGTCTATCCTCTTTGGTGACCTCTCCTACTACTGGATGTTGCTGTTCTTTCCGAATCTTTTCTTCCCTGCTCGGCTCTCTGATCTTCGGCTTGACAATTCTATGCTGATTCAGATTGTACCCAAGCCCGAAATCATCAGCGATTTTGATAGCTGAATCTTTCAAGGACAACCCATAGAGCTTTGATACAAAATCAACTGCGTCTCCATCTGCCTGACAGCCAAAACAATGAAATCTTTTATCCAGCTTCATGCTCGGTGTGCGATCATCATGGAACGGACAGCAGGCAAGACCATTTCTTCTGACCTTAATCCCATACATTTCCGCAACCTCTCTTGTGGTAACGGATTGCTTTACTGCTTCAAATACATTCACTCAAACACCTCTTTCCAACAAAAAAGGCACTCATCATTCTCAAATCGAAAATGGCAAGTGCCTTAAAGTTCCATATCCTGTTTTCTTGGTTTTTTCTCATTCCATCGTGCCTGATTCTCGGCATCCGCTTTTGCTTTTCCTCGTGCAAGTTTGGTGTAAATGGATTCTCTTGCGGAGTTCTTCACAGCTTCTTTTCCGGCTTTCTTTACTTCCGGTTTTACAAGCCATTCTTTCACTCGATCAGCAATACCGCCCATTGATTTTTTGATTCTCTCGATTGCACTGTCAAGACGAGAAACTGCATACTCTCGTTTCTCTTTTGGATCTTTTCGTTCCGGTGCTTTCAGCCATCCTTGCAGTCCCTTGATTGTCGCTATATCTTCTTCATGTGTCTGCGTGATCGCTGCATCCGTCACAATCTCAACTGCCTTGTCATAAGCAACATCGGCAACCTCATCAATGAGGGATTCTACATCATCAATCTTCAAAGTCAGTTCTTCCAGTTTCTTATTTTGCTTTGAAATGGTAAGACGATTATCATTGATTTTTTCAAATCCCTGTGAAATCGAATCTTCCTGCTTTGCCATGATCTCTTTCTGCATGGAAATCTCATCTGCCTGTTTTAGAATCTGTTCTCCTTGCTCGGCAAGCTGTTGTCTCTGTTTCATCAAGATATAATCCTGCTTCTCCAAATGAATGCGACCACCCTCTTCTGGTTCTTCCGTCAGCGTCAATCCATGTTTCTTGCAAATATCAAAAAGCAATACTCGGCAGACTGCATCATACGTCATTTTGCGATTGTTATTTTTTCCGACTTTCTTCTCTGGATGTGGCAACTCAAAGCCAAGTAGTTCCATTGTCTTTTCCTGCTGTGGAAATAATTCTCCGTACTGATTTTCACAGTCAAAAACGTGTCGTTCGTGAATGTGCGGTGTCGCTTCATCCATGTGCAAAGACCAATTCAAAATATGAATATGATCTCCGTATCTCTGAGCAATCTCAGAAAGAAATTCATTCACAATTGTAACCAGCACTTCTGGATCAACATGCTCCTCCATCGTTCCGATCTGGAAGAAGGATTCCTCCGGACAAGTATTCTTGTGTAATCGAATATCTGTCGTTGTTCGGTCTCTTCTTGTGTTTCGGTTTTTGACATTTCTTTCATGCTGACATTTCACATGATCTGCATATCTCTGTGCATAGAAAAGATCCTCGACATCTGCAAATGTTTCTGCCAGTGTTTCACCTTCTTTTGGTTTCAACTGTCGGAATCCGTTATAACAATCCCAGTAGATATTCTGCTTTGATCTCTCAGGATTGATATGATCTGCGTTTTCTAAATTGAAATTGCGATCATTGTGTGAAGGGCTATATACCCCATTCTTGTTTGATCTACCGTTGTGTCTGGTAAGTCTCAT